CTTCGACACGAACATCGGTCACGACTTCATCGAGAACAAGGATGAGCGATATGAATTCTATCATCGCATCGAGGAGAAGGTTCCTTTCGACTTGGAATACCTGAACAAGATCACGAATGGTGGAGTCCCAAACAAGACTCTCAATGTGATCCTCGCATCGACTGGTGTGGGCAAAAGTTTGTTCCTCTGTCACCACACGACGAACTGCCTTCTTCAGAACAAGAATGTCCTCTACATCACTTGCGAAATGTCGGAAGAGAGAATCGCAGAACGCATCGACGCGAATCTTCTCAACACTCCGATTCAAGACCTCAAGAAGTTGTCCAAGGAAATGTACGACAAGAAGTTGGAGCGCGCTCTCATGAATGTCAAGGGGAGACTCATCATCAAGGAGTATCCCACTGCGACTGCAAATGTCACACACTTTCGAAATCTCATCAATGAACTTCGTCTCAAGAAAAACTTTTCTCCCGATGTTCTCATGGTTGACTACTTGAACATTTGTGCTTCTGCGAGATTCAAGGGGAACAACACCGCGAACTCCTACACCTATGTGAAATCCATTGCAGAGGAACTTCGTGGTCTCGCTGTAGAATTGAACATCCCCATCTTCACTGCGACTCAGGCGAACCGTGGAGGGTACAACAACTCCGACATTGATTTGTCAAACACTTCCGAAAGTTATGGTCTTCCATCCACCGCAGATCTGCTTTTTGCTCTCATTGCTACCGAGGAGTTGGAGGATCTAAGTCAAATCTTGGTTAAACAATTGAAAAATCGATACAATGATCCATCAACCAACAGAAAATTCGTCTTGGGTATTGACAGGTCCAAGATGAAACTGTATGATGTGGAGGAACACGCACAATCCTCCATCGTGGATTCTGGTCAATTGGGAACTGAAATAAACGAGCAAAAGAAAGACAAGTTTTCGGATAAATTCGCAAGATCCCGATCATTTGAGGATTGGGATATCTAAAATATTGTCCCCGTAGCTCAGCTGAATAGAGCAACCGCCTTCTAAGCGGTAGGTCGCAGGTTTGAATCCTGCCGGGGATGTTTTCATAAATAAAGGAGAACAAACATGATCCGACCCACGAATAACAGAATCCTCGTTCAACTTACCCCCGAGGATTACAAGGCATTCACGACCGAACCAAATATCAACATCTTCAAGGGAACTGTTTATTCGGTTAGTGAAGGATCTTTTTCAGAAAATCCAGTTGCGACTGATGGCGAGGGAAGTTTCTCTTGGGTTCGCAGGCCTTCAGACAGCAATCTAAAAAGTGGTGATGTGATCATGATCGTGCGAGATGGATTTTCTCTTCCTGCTATCATTCGCGACGACAACCCTGTTCGGGATAGTGTTGAGGGAGAATCTTCTGAAGGACTTTCCCATTTGGTTCTCATTGAAGAATCCCATATCTTCGCTGTGGTTCATTCGGATACCACTCAGGAGTAAAAGCACATGATAAAAACTCAACCGAGTTTAAGAAAGAAAAAAGTTCTTCTTCTTAATGCGAGTGAGGAAGTCATAGCTTTCATCGACTGGAAGAAGGCTGTTTGCCTTCTCTTCAGTGGCAAAGCTCGAAGACCATTCAACTACGAGGGGGAGTATGAAATACGAACCACTTGTGGGGTGTTTCGTCTTCCTTTTGCCATCGCTTTGGTTGAGTATGTTCGGATTCCATACAAGAAAGCAAAACTCACTAGAGAGAATGTTTTCAGAAGAGACAAGTTTTGCTGTCAGTATTGTGGTATAGGTTTGAATGCTTCCAATGCCACATTGGATCATGTTCTCCCTGTGAGTCGCGGAGGGAAGGACTCATGGGAGAACTTGGTCGCTTCCTGCAAGAAGTGCAACACCAAGAAATCGAATCAAACACCAAGGGAAGCTAGAATGAAGTTGTTGAATGAACCATCACTTCCAAGCAACAGTGCTTTGGTGATGACCATCATAAATGAAGAGACCAAGGAAATTTGGGGAAGGTGGTTGCTATGAACATACACATCGTCACTCCCTGTACTAGGGACCAATCTTTTTTGAACAGGTGTTACGAATCAATTCTCAAATTGAACATTCCATACACTTGGTACATCATCACCGATAAAAGTTCATATGAACATAAGCTGGACTTGAGTTCTTACGAGAACACCCACCACCTTGAATCAACTCTTCCGAAGTTGTGGAATTCCCTCTTGAATTTTTACTTGGAATCCGTTCCTGTCACAGACCAATGGATGGTTGTGCTGGACGATGACAATTTGATGCATGAGGGGTTCAAGGGAATACTCAATTACTTGAATTATCCACAAATATCCTGCGTAACCTACGCCCAAAAAACGGACAAGGAAGGTTCCATCAGGGAGATGAATTCGGAGTGTTTCTTCCCCAAAAGAATAGACCAAGCTCAATTCATACTTCGCAGATCCGACATCGAAGATTTGAGGTATTGGAACATATACAGGGGAGATGGATACTTCATCATGGAATTCAAGATTCGAATGGAGTATAAGAACAGGCAAATCTTGGTCACGAACCAAGTTGCATGCAACTACAACGCACAGCACTGGTCTTAGAAATCGAGGGGTTTTTGGTCTCAAAGGATGCTTCCGAGCATCCTTTTTTTCATAAATACATAATAACTCGCGAGGTTTCCATGAAAAGTTTTGACCGTCTAAGAGAAGAACTAGAAAGAATACCACTCATTGAAGCTCCCGTCACTGCAAAGCAATGGGAGAAAGTGGTCGTTGCTGGATTCAATTACCTTCAATACAAAGACAAGGGAAACGACGCTGTCGCTTACGATCTTTTCAGGTCGGTGAAGAAGGAATGCAAGTCTTATGTGGACGGCATCGCGCCGTATGCATCCCGTGGAGATAAGATGTGGTATTGTGGTGATGAAATGGGAAAAATGTCCAAGGTTTGGACTGGGACAAACGGAACTCTCAAGACAGACATGTACCTCTCCAGAAGTAAAGGAAACTCCAAAGTCAAGATATCCCTCAAGTTTCCTGGAGCACAGATAGTTTCCTCTGAGAAAAATGAGACACTGGCACTTTTGAATGTAGTGAACGATGTCTACATGAAGAACAATCCAGACCCCAAATTGAAAACTTTAGTGAAAGAAGTTGCTGATGGATTTGGATCTATTTTGACCAAATTCACAACCACCGAGTTGAAAAAATTGGCAAAAAATCCCACTAGGATAATTGATGCTGTGATGCAATATTTGGAACTGAACAAGATGCATTCAATATTGGAGGAAAAGATAAGATCTTACTATAGTTCATCCACTGAATTTCGTAAATGGTTTGTATACGAAGCAATGAGTGGAAATGCTAAATTCGCGGGTGGGTTGGGAGCAGCAAATTATCTTCTCATGGGAGACTCAAGCGGTTTCATTTCAATGCAGAAGTTGGTTCCCACACTCGCTGCAAAATATGCCCAAGGACTCACCATAGGAGTTCGTTTCATATCGCACAAGAGAGGCAGGATTTCCACTAGCCTTCGCGGAGACCTCCAGAACGCAACGGTGTGGGACCATGCAAGACTTTTTCTTCTTTCGGAAATGAACTTCCTCACTGAATCCAAGATACCTTTGAACGAGAACATCATTTCGGTTCTTCTTCGCAAACTACTTTCGTACATCATAGAAAAGATAACCCAAATTGTAAATTTGGGGATCGGCGCACTTCTGCGTTTCTTGGGGCTTGCTCCTGCTGAAGTTGCCGTATCAGGAGCAACATATTGATGATATCATTCACACAACACCTGCAAGAAGCAAAAAATACGCACATCACCCACTTGGAGGATGACATATTTCTGACGGGTCACGATGGCGCGATGAACTCCATTCGTTTTGCTAGAGAAGTGTTGAGTGCATTTTCCTCCAAATCCGCGACACAACTCAACGTTAGTGTCAAGTGGGATGGTGCTCCTGCAATATTTGCTGGAATCAATCCCGAAAACGGAAAGTTCTTCGTGGGAACCAAGGGAGTTTTCAACAAGAACCCCAAACTCAACTACACTAAAGCAGACATACAAAAAAATCATTCAGGTGGTCTTGTCCAAAGGTTGACATATTGCTTAGACTATCTCCCCGAACTGAATATAAAGGGAATCATTCAAGGGGACATGTTGTTCGTCGATACGGATGTGACTGAACAAAAGATTGATGGTAAATCATATCTCACATTCACTCCGAACACCATCACATACACGGTGGAGAAAGGAACTCCACTTGCAAGAGAAATCTCATCTGCAAAAATGGGAATTGTATGGCACACTTCCTATAACGGAAAAGACATTTCGTCACTTGCGGCTTCGCCCGGTGTCAATGCAGCATCATTGCGAAAGTCAAAAAATGTGTGGTTCGACGACGCACAAATCAAGAATCTCTCAGGAACCGTCACCTTCACCGCAGCAGAATCCAACAAAATAGAAAAAGCACTCAATGCAGCAGAGCAGTATGCTAATCGCCTCAAGGGATTCCTGAATTTTCTCTCTCGAAACGAAGAGTTGCGTTCTTATTTGGAAATGTATGTCAATTCTATGGTAAAAATTGGTTCTGGTGATTTGAGCATAGACACCTTCCAATCGTTTGTCGAAGAGAGGGAAACAGGAAGAATAAATAAGTTAAAGCAACAGACAGCGATTGATAGAGGCAAGGAAAAACTGTTGCAACTGAAGAAAACTATAAATCATTATTCTTCAGCTTTGAATGCAATGTTCACTCTCCACAAGACACTTCGCGATGTCAAGATGGCGATCATGAGAAAGTTGGACACCATAAGTTCATTTGGTCATTTCGTCAAGACCGAAAATGGATTCAGAGTCACCGGAGCTGAAGGGTTTGTGATAGGGGATATGGA